GTGAGAGAGTAAATCACAAAACTCTCGCAGCTCAGCTGAGTCGTTCTCAGGTCTGCTCAAGTCCCGGATGATCGTATTTACATGGTCGACAACAAGAGAATTATTCTCATTGCCAGTCGCGCACCGGTTCCCTAGGTTTTCACCTTCGGGTTCTAATACACGATCTCTCGGCACCGAGCCTTCCAATAGCCACTTGCGTGGTTTTACAGGAAGCGGTTTCGGGTATAGACGTTCCCTAGCCGAACTGTAGATTAGATCTACCTGCTCAACGGTTAGACTGTCGAACAGTTCAAAATTCCACAGATGCTCCGGACCTATAAAGGGCATTTGGGCGAAAAATTCAACCGCCCGGCGGACACTCTTGTGAAGCTCTTCCTGAGGAAAAAGGTCGAGCCCTCGAATGCCATACTGCCTACAATACCCCAACGGGTCCAATGCAAGCGATCTCGGTGACGCCTTATATACGGGTAGGATACCGTATTTGTCAAAAAGACGTCCCGCGAACTCCCCGAGGTTTCCTCCATAAAAGGATTTCATCTCGGATACTTTAACACCAAGGAGATCTAAGAGCTCTATATAATCTTCGGCTAGCTGCCGATCAGAGATTAGAACATCATCACCTAACACTCGGAAGTTGTTTACACTTCCACCTAGCATCCGAATCAAATGGATGTGAGTGATAGTGAACGCTGAAAAGGATGGTGCAGTGCCCATTGGTTGCCCCACAGAGTACGATACAAATAAATCTTCGTACGGGGTTCCCCATGAAGCAGAAACAACGTCACGCCAGAGGTTTATGTCTGGACGCAATTGCGGAAATAACTGCCGCATAAGTTGTTCCTGTAAACGGAAAGGAAATAAATCAGTGGCTGACTTAAGGTCAACAGACCACAGCTGCCCTCCGTCTTTTAAGACATCCACTCCCCACCTAGGGCCCTCGGCTTGGTTATACACACAAGATTCGGGAAGAGACTTTAAATATCTCTCGCAGGAAGCTTTCAAGCGACTTAGCGCGACTTGTATGTAACGGTGTGGATTAGCGATGAAGCGGAGCTTGTTGCCCCGGTCTTTGGTAAGACCTACCACTCGACCTACAAGGTCTAACCGGCAATCTTCAAGCTTCAGTCCGACGTTATCTGTCTGATAAAATCTTTCTTCAGCAACATCAGGCCGGTACTCGTCACACTTTTCTTCGGCCTGTCTATATTCTTCAGGAATATCATATAACCTGTACACTAGGTCAAACATCGACCTATTACGAAGATAGACAGCCGGGGCATATTCCTGTAACATACGGAAATGTTCTACAGGAAGGACGTCAGACTCCGGAATACCAAGAAAAGGCACTCTTTTTGTCTGAGACATCGGCAGAGTAAGATCCAGGTGCGACCCACCAGCAGCTTTCAAGCCTGCCAGCTTCTCCTCCTTAGTGAGGCTAAATGTTAGAGGTAGAACGTCGTGGTCTGGTTCAACAGACGTCTTAAAGGATTCATATTCGGACCTTGTTGGTCTTGTATGCTCCCATCGACCATACGTACCTAATATCCTACAGGCACGTATTAACCCTCTACGGCCCTGATCTGCCAATTTTTGAACCGGCAGGAAGGGTCCGCTCAGACGACCATTTTTCTTCAGGCGAAACCTGTAATCGGGCTTGACACCCTTTAGCAGGTATGATTTTATCGCTTTCATATAAGATACTAAAAACGATAACCCTTTATGGGTCTCGGTGTGTTGAGCCCATCTCGCTAAATTAATAGCGGATCTGAGAGGTAATCCATTTATCTTAAAGATTTCTATTAGTTCATTCAGCTCGTCGTTCGTAAGAACATAAGTACGGGCCATGAGGTGGTACTCCGAGGTTAGCTGGTTAAGCTGCTAGGATTACTCACAGCGCTCAAGGACTTTTAAAACCTTGGCTGCTAATGAGGAACTATGCGGTTCAGGACTTCTGACATTATAACTTGAACTCAACCGTGAAACACTCTGGTCAACGGCCTCAGATTTACGAGCTGAGACTGATCCCGATACCTTGGGAGCAGAAGGGGCATGACGAATCCTTTTGTCCTTATTACCCTTTAAGGCTAAAGTAATCTCGTTAAGGGCGGTATTTAATGCTGCTCTATCTGCCTTCTTCACAAGTCTTTCTCTAAAGAAATGCTCAAGAGGTTTAGTTGATTTACCGCGATTACTCTTCATCGCCGCAGAGAGATAAGAAAGCAATAGGTGAGAAATATCACCATGCCGTATCTTCTTGTTCACGCTGATTTTGAGAGTTGAGTCCATGTCAGTGCCTCTAGCTAATAGTTGTATGAACCTCCTTTCACTAGGAGTCGGGTGTGTACCTTTCGGATCACATCCTTGATGCAAGACCCACCACGGGTCT